AGTGTGTTGTCGCTCATGTACGAGAAACTATCACACCAGTGCGCCTAGTGGCGCAACTAGCAGATTTAGCCTTTTGCGGTCGACGTTACGTCTGAGATTGCGAAAGTCAAAGCAAAGGTAGCTGGAGCACCCGAGGATGAGTCGCCCTCTGGCTCTGTGATACCAACCAACAGCGCATCGTAGTAGTAGCGGTCATTGGTTGGGTCCTTGATGTCGCAGTCGTAAGTAGATACGGTGACGTTGTAGTAAGCAACACCGACATACTTGCGGAGCGTTTGAATCTTTGCGGCAATACCTGCAGCTGTATCTGCGGCGATATTGTCGTCGTCGTAGTGGGCTGTCAAGGTGATGTCACCAATTTCGGAAGGAGCGCACAAGACTGTTGGGCGCGACTTGCCGCCCTCGTAGATTTTTTCTACCGAAGCTGTAATTTCTCCACCAGATACCTGAGCAAACTTGAAACCTGTCCACTTAGGCAGGTTTGCCTGGACGTTTGTCTGCTGCTTGGCGTTGTTGGCGAAGTTGCTTGGGAAAATCTCCGCAAGTACTTGACGTTGTGCTATTTTGGCCATTGTTTATTCCTCCGTTATACCACTGACGCGGTTAGGTTGGACTTGACGATATCGATTTCGATTTGGTCACCAACGCTGCTCACTCGCAGTCCGACTCTTGCCTTGACAAGGCCGGTCTGAAGCTGTGACGCTGGGTTAATCGATGTATCGCACTTCACGGTGTAACCGTTGTCGAGTTGCTTGCCATTTACGTCGAACGCTGGGTAAAGAGCACCAAGGTCACGCATTGCTGCAAGAATTACAACGAGGCGAGCCTCGACGTTTGCGAAGATTGTGTTTCTGCCATCAATTGGGCTGAACACTAGGTCCTCAAGGCTTCTGTAGCACTCTGACACGATTGAGTTGACAACATCTTGCTGCGTAATGTAGCGGAAGTTGTCTGTGTCTGATGAACATGAGCGCGCACCATAGATGCGAACTGTGTTCTGGATAATTCTGAGTGCATTTACTGAGTACTCATCTAGGTCATCGCCAACTGTCTTGTTGATGTCTGTCTTCAATCCACTTACGAATCGTGCAGAAGAAATCAAACCAGCGGCTGGTAGATGTGGACCTGTTTGGTTGTGTGCAGCTGCGCGCTTACCAGCAACATATCCAACTGGTGGAATTACTCTTGAAACACCAGGAACTGTAGTAGGAACCTGAACCCAGGGATAGTAAACAGCTGCATGTTCTGCATGGTCTGCTGCTTGTATGGTCGTTGCAAGTGTCTTTGCGTTTGCTGCAGTTGCATTTTCTGCTGCGTAAAGAAGAGCGATTCTGCTGTACGCATTTGCATGTGTAACCAGGTTTGCGCTAATTGTGTTCGAGTAAGAATCAGCACATGCAACAGCACCTGTTCCGAGCGCATCATTGAACAACTCAAGAGCACTTGTGTATGTGGTATCTGTTACTGCTGATTGATTTGCATCACCAGCTGAAAGAGCTGTTGCTGCAAGAACGGCTGGGATGAGTGTTTCATCATCAACCGAAGCAACAACGTAGCGTGATGCTACTGCGCTCAAATTGATTCTACCTACAGCCTGCGGAACAGATGAAACTGTTCCAGTTGTGTAAACAAGACTTCCATCAAGGAACAAGTTGACTTTGAATGTTGAACCCGATGGGTGTTCCACTTGAACTTCAACGTCTGATGACCAAGAGCCAGCACCATTTGCTGTCAGTGTCATTGCATCATCGCCGCCAGACTGAAGTGTCAATTCACCAACTGTTGCCGAAGCACCAACTGCACGAGCAACATATGCGCGCGTGCCGCCTTCTTCAAAGAAGCACTCGACCAATGGGTGAAGGTATGAGTCTGACTTGTATGGGCCAAAAATATCTTCGAATTCTGCGATGCTCTCTACAAGCACCGCCTCTGTTGATGGTCCACGCTCCGCGAGGCCAACAATAAAGAGCTGCGAAGACTGCCGAACCGTTGCCGTTGACGGGCCGGTTCTTACTGAAGTTGAAATCACTACACCAGGCATAGGACCTTCCTAATTCGGTATTGGGGTTGAATCCCGTATGTTGATTTCAATTGTACAGATAGGGAGTGTTTATTTTATGCAACTATCTATTTAACTTAAAATTGAAAAATCCAAACACACTGGGGCGACACTAACCAAGCGAAACGCTTGCCGATTGATTTTCATCGTCCAGCATTGATGGAAGTGCGCCATCAGAAGAAACAGATTTAACGACCAAACGAAGTTCGTCCATGGTTCCGATGTCAAGTCTCGTCACAACTTCATCAATTTCTAATGTATAACCAATATATGCACCAGCCATAAACCGGTCACCCTTGAGTAGGGTAATGTCCGAAAACTCTTCACGAAAGGTTGATTCGTCGATTAGTGCCCTAAAAGAAGTCCTTGAATCATAGGCTTTTAAGCATGGGTAGTCCAAAAGCGCAGAACGAACAACAGTTGTTAATCTATCTCGCATTAATGTCGTCTCTGAAGTTCCTTCGGTTCTGACCCAAACGTAAGTCCTCATGTTGTACGAGACTCGATACAGGGGGTCTGGCCCGGCAAAACCAATTCTTTCCATTTGTCCAGTAGATAGAGCGACTGTAATTATCGAAGGCCAATGGTCTATGGCTAATGGCTCATGGGCCAGGTAGTCCTCTGGGTCTGGGAGTTGCCCGGAGTGAAGGTTCCAGCCGTTTCTATATCTAACCAGTCTTATCGGTATGTCTTGTTGAAGATATGAATTTACATATTCTTTTGCAAAATGAACGCCATTCATCAAATCGCTCATATGATTTTGCTTCCCTCGGTGACATAGCGAGCGACAGCTTTACCCATATCTCTGTCAAAATCTTTTGGAACAAAAATTATTTTTCTAGCTGGCATATTTTCAGTTCCGTATTGATGGAACTTTGGGATTTTTCCAACAACACCAAATACTGCTTCGTGGTCACTTATTGAATTCACTGGACCCTTGGTTAAATTGGATACGCTGCGAAACAATTCTCCGGTCTGCACCAATGGTGGGGCGCCTGGATATCTCATTGCTTTCCATGCTGCGTACTGTGGGTCAAGCGGTGGCCAGGCACCACGAAGCATTGCTTTTGCTGACATTGCTCCCATGGTCGTAAAGTTTTCAGAGTAAACGCGCTCGAGCTTTTCTCCAGCGTGTCTTAGGATTGGGCTGAAATCGTTCATGCGGTCAAGCATGTTGTCGAGCCTGTCTTTTGCCTCATCAATATCTATTCTGATGATTACTTTGTATTGGACAGCTCCGCCCACTATTAAACCCTTACTCTGCGGTATTTTCTTACTGCCATAAGTTCAGAATCAAGGAATCCAGTAACCAGTGGCCCGGTGTTCCTTGTGTTTAGGTCTTTAACGGACACTACGTCATCGTGCATGTTTTGCATCTCTCTGCTGGCGGCACGCAAAATCATCAACTTAAACACCGGAATTGTTGAGCCGTCCAATCCCGCTTCATACGTCACTGTGACCAAATCGTCTGCGTATCCATAGTAATAGTCAACCCCGTATGGGCGAGTTACATAGTCTGTCTCTTCTTCGAGAACTCGCTCTTCACCAAATAGCGGTTTTACTTTTATTTCCGTAATTGACGATATTGGCGTATTTTTAAAATAAATTGCTGGAGGTGGAGAAGCCCATGTGGTCATGTCGTATTTTGGACTGCTTTCGAAACCGTAGTTATACGTATTATCGTTTGCTGTAAGGAATGTGCTCATTGGAATTCCGGTGTGAGACGAAGTGAGGCGATGTTCTTCCGTGTATTCGGAAACTTCAATTGGTCTTTTTAGATAGCCCTCAAGCTCGCCCTGTAGTCCGGCAAGAATCATTGTCGCGGCGTCTTCTTGCCTCGCAGTAAGCGAGATGTCCATATATGTTTTGATGTCAAAAATAGATACGAGCATCTCGGCCTCTCGTCAAATGATGCAATAAATTGCTGATATTAAATTTTAACATTAAACACGTATTCCCCTTGCCAACACTATGTGCTAGCTTCTGGGTATGGCCGAGGAAGCAAAAATTGTTCGAATTCCTAAGGAAAAACAAAAAGAGCATGTTGTTGACATAATTAACCATGTATCTGAAATTCTTTACTATTTTTTCGAGGAAAATGAAGAACTAGAGAATGAAGAGCAACTCGAAGAGTTCGTTCTCTTCGTTTGGGATATTGCCGTTCTGTGCATGGGTTCTCTCAATATGAGAATCGTCGGCGAGACAAAAGATGGAAAAATTCTGGCTGAAATTTCTCCAGTTGAAAGCGTTAAGCAAATGCTGATGGAGAAAAGTATCGGCGAAGAGGGCGAAGCCTATTACGAAGACGACATTGACGACACAACAAGCGATGGCGCAGAAGTAGACCTTGGCGATTGGGAATCAATTTTTACTAGCTAGATAAATTACTTAGCCCGTTTGCGCGGCTTCGTTGGCTTTTTTGCCCCACGTGCTTTCTTGGCCGTACTCATTGTGCCACTGCGTCGACCAGCATTTGCAATCGTCTTTTCACGCTTCAACTGAGCTGGAGTTTTTGGAGCCGCTTTTCTTCTTCCGCCAGGACGTGAGGTTGTCATTCTTGGACGGATACTTCTGCCATTTTGCTTGGCTATATTGACTTTATCCAGGTCGTCTTGACCGCGTATTTTTCTTGCTGGTTGACCACCGTAAGATACTGCGCCCTTTTTTGACATCCGGTCATAGAAACGTTTTTGCGCATCCATGAATTTTCTTGGACTAGTCCTTCCAAGGTATGTTCCACCACCAACTGGGTCAGCTTTTTTGCGCACTTCCTTGGTATCTCCGGCCCTAGTAAACGTGCGGCCTGGATTTGCCCCTCTGTACTTTACGTGCTCTTCAGCGACTGAACGTTTCTCAAGTCCATCTTTGCCTTTTGCAAGTTTTGAACGCTTCGATTTTGCGTAAACCCATTTTCCATTAGCCCCCCTCTTGCGGCGAGAGAGTTTGATTCCCTCCATGGAATACTGAGCCAGTGTTCCCATGTCGCCGAATTTTCTTTTCTTTATATCTGCGGCACTTACACCAAAAAATGTTTGAGCTGCTTTTACGTTTCGCGCCAAAGTTGCCGAGTCACGGTCGTTCAGTCCTCGCCCGCGGCGTTTGAGGTCAGCCTCTACGTCTTGGAGGCTAACAATTTGATTCAGAATATATGCGGCGTCATCAGAAATGTCAGGGCCGTACCGTACACCAGGCATGTTGCTCCTTAAGCTCTATAAAAATATAGCAGAAAAAAATGTTCTTTATCTGTCAGGATTTGGCGGAGACTCAATAACCATCTTGTCTGATACCGGAAGAGACGATGGAGCCTCTATTGGAACCCATGCTTTGGCGTAATTGTGTTCTTTGATTTTCCTTGCTTTTAGGACACTTCCGTCAAGCATTAATGAAAGCTCTTCATTTCTCATTGAAAGTAACTCATTAAAGTCGCTATCTCTGTATTTTCCAGAACGCTTGGCCTTTCTGATTATTTCAGAAGTTTTAGCAGCCACAACAGTTGAACGCCCACGATTAAGGCGTAAATGCATAATCATTGCATCTATCTGGTCAACGTCATGAAAAACAACTGGAATCTTTCCATCAAGTTGTTCATATATGTCTTCAATATTGCTTGCAAGAAGAAATCTTTCAGAACCATCAATTATTTCATTAGACGAGCGTCTTACGTGAATTGGTTGAATAAAACCAAACTCCATAAGTGAGCCAGAAATGATGAGAAGTTCTGGCCTGAGGACATATGTTGCGCGCCAACTTGGAACCACGAGCAAGTCCATATCTATATATTCAATATCAATAGCCATCGCCGTAAAGTTCCTGTTCTAGGTCTGCTGTTCGTATGGTGTGGGCTTTTGTTCTTGGCCCGACTGGTGTTGGTGAGTTTACGTCAATTTCATTAAGCATCAAGTTCCTTATTAGCCAAGCAACTGGGTAACCATGCGGGTCAGTCAGGTGTTTTTTGCGAAACTTAGAAACGAAGACTCGCGCCTCCATCTGCCTGCGTGAGCCAACCAGGTATTTATCAATAAAGGCAGAGGCACCAGCAAATCCGTCCTTGGCGTAAGAGGCGATAACTTTTTCTACGTCGTACTCTGGCCACACTCTCCGCTGAGCATCAATATATGGGAAGCATTCATAAAGACGGTCGTAGAATTCTGGCTCTGTTGCAATCACATCACCTATGCGTCTGATTGCCGTGGCGTGTAGCGGTATTCCTATTCTTGTGTTGCTACCCGTAGCAACAGCTAGGTCATAGTATTCGCAGTAATCTGCGCCGTGTTCCTCAATTATGAATTTAAATACATCGTTTGTGTTCCAGTCATAAATTATTTTTGCAAACTTTAGTGGTATGCCACGCTTCAGTTTGTATGGCGTAACGATGTAATTTTCATGAAGCTTTTGGACAATTGAGCGATAACGAACCATTGATTCGCTGGCGCGAACCCCAGTTAGAAAAGCGACGTTTCCCTTCTTTCCCTGCATTGTGTAGTAATCGGTCTGCTCTGGCAGCGATACATCGTGATTCAACCCAAAATGTTTTCCAGTAATTGCCCATGGTGGAATCTCTCTGACAAGACGGTCTTGTTTTCGTCTCTGTTCACTCCATAGCAGTGTTGTTATTCTGTACCCAAGAACCCAAACTTCTGCTGGATACGGCAAGCAGTACCACTCCATGTCGACCCAGTCATAATTTCGAACTTGTTCTACATATTTGACTACCGCAGGACTAACCATTTCTTCGTCACGAAAAATTACCTTTACTGGACCAAGACCGCGCTCTTCGTGTATTTCTTTTGCAAGATATAGAACCGCTGTTGAGTCTTTTCCTCCGGAGAACTGCACACAAACGGTATCGAATGTGTCGTATACGTGACGAATACGTTCACGTGCTGCATCGACACAGCTCATATCCAAAAAGAGTCGCTGTCTAGTCATTGTTAATTATCAAATCTCGCAGTGCTCATCAATGAAGTTCATCAGTCTTTCTGCCGTTGTTGAGCCATCTATGCCTGGGTCAGAGCGCAACCACCTGATGAAGTCATACCAACGAGATTGTTGTTGCGGTGAATCAAAAACAAGTGTGTACTGAACAACTGCCTGCGGAGCAGACGATGGTGAAACAGTAGTTGAACCGCGAATAGCGGCATCCCGCTGGTCTACTCCACCTTTTGCTGAAAGCTGCTGACCATCTCGTGTTTTGGTCACCTCCACTGTATTCATGTCTACAGAAGGTCTTGGCTGGATTGATGTTGGAGAATCTTCTTCATCATCGACCAAATTTTCTGGATTATCAAACGAGGCATTTGGATTGACTATTACAGGCGGCCTATATTCTCCGCTGTCAACCACCTGGTGGCTTTCACGTATCGATTTTTGTTCTATTTCAGCAATATCAAATTCGTCCCAGCCAAGGCCATCCATTAGCTCTGGGTAGTAGTCGCTAATTTCCAAGACGAAATCATTAAGCAATTCTGGCTCGGTGTATCCGAGCTCCATGGTTCTGTTATCCGCCAACGCGAATGCAATTGCTCGCTTGTCGTCTACATCATATTCAACTGCTGCAATCTTGTCCCATCCGAGACGCTTTGCGGCTTCAAATTGATGATTTCCCGCAATAACGGTTGATGTTCCATCTCCATTTGGGCGCACAACAATAGGTTTTATTTGGCCAAATTCTGCATACGACGACATGATTGCTTCAACATTGCCTCGCCGCGGATTGTTATCAAGCGGGAAAAGCGTGTCGATGTCGACCGCAAGCGAAAGAAGTGATTCATGTATTCCATTAGCCATAAATTAAACCTGTGTCCTGACATTTGCATTGAGTGTTCGGATTGCATCCATTGAAGCACGAATAGACAGAAGCGACTCACGCTTTGACTTAACCAGAGCCTCGGCGCACTTGTACTCAAAATTCTGCTGGTCCATTTTGTAATCAGCCCATGCTTCACGCTCTTTGATTGAGCCCTTAGCTGAAAGATATTCCTTGGCCCAATTTGACTTATAAAGGGCTTCTTTTTTTGCACAATCCATTGCGAGCGTTTCAAATTGCTCGGTTTCGGTCTCGAGCTTGTCCATCAAGCGAAGCAGTTCCTGTTCAATCTCGACTTGGCTTATTGGGTTATTTCTCATTTCTCTCCAAGCTGTTCAATGTAGGCATTTAGTAGCGTCCAATCTACTTTCTCCAGACCAGAGACGTGCGTGGCTGGCCAGTCAAATCTAGGGTTCCCAAGGCGAGCTAGAACCATCTCTTCCATAATCCAAGCGTCACATTTATCATCCGCGCCAGGGTTTGACCACACTAGTCCTGTTTTTGCAGATATGGAAGAAATTACTTCATTTTTAGAAGCATTGCCTTTTCCTGTTGCAAATTTTGCTCTGCATGTTGGGGGAATCACGACTACTGGCCTGCCCAATTCCCAAAGCAAGAGACGAATCACGCCACCAAGTTCACCAATTGAATGTGCCTGAGAATTCCTGGAAGCAAACGAATAACCCTCTATAGCTACAACATCAATCGAGAATTCAATAATTAAGTCTTCAACTTTGCGTTTTATCAACCACAAGCGATGCGGTCCAGTTTTGTCGACAGATATAACTCCGGTTTCGCCATTATGGCAATAACCCGTGGAAGTTAGGGATAAGTCGAGCGAAAGAATATTCACTTAGTAGACATTAACCCAAAAAGCAAAGACCCGCCGAACTTCTAGCCGGTTCGGCGGGTACTACTGGCGCTGGTGGTTTTTACGTCTGGCGTAGTTTTGCCGTAGCTCTCGCTACTAGACCTTTGACCACCTGCCTTTCTCTCGCTAGGAGTAGATGTTGGCTAGATGAAAAAATCGTAACACTAAAAATAAATACTGAATAGTAAACTAATTAAAAATTAATTTTAATGATTTTGGACATGCAAGAACCGGGTGCTGCACGTTGCCCTTTGCACCCGGCCCTCGCACCTATAACGGTCCTAAGAGCTACAAGAGTACACAAATAATAAGTAGAAACAGTATAAATAAGTTCAATTTTTAAAATTTACAGAATATGTACACTTTGAGTGTCTGTCTCTAAATTTCTACCGTTCCCACCCGTGCTTCGCCAGTCCAAGGTCAAATGCCAGTTGGGGGTTGGCGTTAATCCTTGTATGGCACGGGCGGCATACTGCCAGAATATTTTCTTCATCAAGAATTGAACCGCCCTGTGAACGGCGGACTATTTCGTGTAAATCTCTGCTGAGGTGATGATTAAAACTGGCTTTTTCGTCATGAGCAGCGAAGACTCTGCATGCCTCGCAGAGCGGTCTTTCTTTTAAAACTTTTTCTACAAGTTTTCTGCGCTCAACATAAATGTCGGACATTTTCTTGCTTCGTTTGCGAATTGCTTTGCGTGGTTTTTGTTTTGGTGCAGAACGCTTTATAGGCGTACGCTTCAACGGTTTATTGCGACGAATCACAGGTACCTCCCACCACTTGTTTAGAGCATGAATCTCCCCGTAAACGCAATCTTTATTGTGCGACTACAGGTTATCGCTAGTGACGGAATCGAATAGCCACTTATTGTCAAGTGTAGACCACAGAGCCCTATCGATGGCGGTATCTTCAAGGTCAAATGAACGCATAAGAGTGCGATGAGTAACTATTGCTCTCCGAAGAAATTCAACCTGGTCCCATCCGTCGGTCTGTATTTCTGCGCCAGTTTCAATCATATTCATGACTTCATCAAGACGCTTGTCTACATGAAACTTAAACCGCTTAACGCGAGTTGCTTTTGTGTCGTAATACGATATTGCTTCTCGACTTAATTTGGAGCCAGCTGGTCCAAGCGATGAATAACGAAGATTGTCTGATTCGGCATCTGATTCAATATTGTCGATTTGATTCTGGAGATTGTCGGACAATGCCAAAAGTGCATCTTTCCACCTTCCCCAGTTTTCTTTTTCTAAAAGAACCTGCTTATGCGTTGGGGAGAGCTTATTCTTCACCTCTTCCGCAACCATTCTTGCAAATGAATCATCGTTTAAAACTTGCATTATCTTCTCCTTGATTTTTTAATTATTCCACGCAGGGCAGATTCCCTTGAAACCACACCAATTGCAAAGAATCGATTTATTGGCAACAAATTCACCGGTCTTACAACATTTGTCAATTTCCTGTTTTGTCGATTGAATTGACTCAACGGTTGATTTAATGTCATCCAGTGAAACGTCTTTTTCAAACTTCACTCCGTCTTTTAGGTAGAGGAGTTCAACTGACTTTTGGTCAACATCTATGTCCAGGCTCGACAAAAGTTGGGTGTAGACAATCAACTGAAAAAATTTGTCGGATAGATAATTTTTCTTTGGAGTCTTCCCTGTTTTGTAGTCACTAACTTTTGCGCTATTTCCATTAACGCTTAGCCTGTCGATGAATCCATGAATTTTTACTCCGCCTATATCTCCGCGAACGTAAGACTCCATGCCAAAAGGAGAAACTGTAGTCGGGTCCTCAATTAGCCAAAGATTCTCAATACACCACCAAGCAGCCCAACGAAATCTGTTGAGTTCCTTCTCTGAGTGAATTACCGATGAAGCTTCTGCCGACCACTTATTCGCCCATTGGTTGCGAGCAAGGTCTTTTGCCTGCTCAAGAGTTCTGAGTTCTGGCGGAAGTTTGTACAAATCTTCAAGTACGTCGTGAACAAAATTTCCAAGAATTGCTTCTTGCCCACTCGGGTCATGAAGACCATCTATTTTGCTGTACTTAAATTTTTGCGGACACTGCCTGAACGTTCCCAGTGATGATGGGGATAGAAACTCTGGAGCGACAAATCCACCATCAGGAATTAGTGACATACTGCCCACCAAACTGAATTCGCAATGCCTCTGTGATGAGTGCTTGCAAGTCCTCAATTGTGGCACTTGACTTCGTTGGCTTTGGTCGGCCACCAGAGTGGGTTGACCAGAACGAGTTCAACTCTTCCTTCTGTTCTTTCTTTAGCCCCTTGGTGATGTCGATGAAAGTATTCCATTTTTCCTCAAGTTCAGAAAGCGCAGGTGTTGGAACCTGTTCTGGAATACGCGCAAAACCATCATCTGATGCGTCAAGAAGAATTGCGTCTTCGGCGTCCATAGCGTCAGCCGAGCGAGCGAGATACAAGCCGACCCCTAATTGCTGCGCGGCTTTCTTTAGCGCATCAGATACAGCACCCTTGAAGTCGTTTCCAAGGTCAACTGGCTTTTGAGTGCTCTTTGCACGCTTTACGTTTGAACCACCGAATCCGTGTTTAACCACTCGTTTGTCACCAACCTCTGCGGTAAGCGCAACGTGTGCCACTAACTCGTCTTGGTCAATTTCGTCGCGACGAACTGAAATGATTTCAAATGACCAGCCCTCCACGCCGAGAACCTTGTTTAGTCGATTGATTACTTCGCTGATTGGCAAGTAAACGAGTGATACTCCACTCTTGACAATTGTGCGTTCTGATTCTTGCGGGAACTGCGCATACAGTTCTTTCATGATTGATGAAGCGTCTTTGGCTTGATTTTGTTCCATGATGTTTTGTATCCCTTGTTGGTAGTGTATTTATTCGGAATCTTTTGGCTTACGGACGATAATGCTAGTCTTCAGTTCGCCGACTTCACAATAATTGTCTGGATTGATTCCAATCTTGTTCAACTCCTTCACTCGCCAATATGATGGAGCACAATACGTAACCATATCCATGGCTATTTCTCGTGGTGACTTCAATACTTCGCCGGTATCCATGTCAATTGACATCTTCACCAACTTGTCCGAAACAGCAGAGGCCAGTGCCTTGTGGTCCCACGACTTTCTGTCGTATGAAGATTTCTTCTCAATCTCAGCGCCGTTATCCAATTTGATTGATTCAGTTGACCCCATGATTTTGCCAACGAGGTGTGCGTATCCGTCATAAACAAAAGTTAGGTCTCGCTTCAAGAAGTTGATGTCTGCCAAAATTCCACAAGCAATTGGAATCTCAACATCAGAATCAGCAATGGACTGAAGTTCTGAATCCAGTTCGGTAATCAGTGCGCGAATCTGCTCTATCTTTTCTACAGCATTCATTTTATTGCCCCTTTAATTCAGTAGTAGTTAAAGTAATTACTAAATCAGTATAGAGACGCGCTTTCTCTGTGGCAACCCTAGGCCAGTCAAAAATGTAAATGCTCCGACAGCCGAGTCGACCTGGTCGTCATGGTCGCAGGCTTCGGGGAAAGATGAAAATTCATCCATCCATGCAGTCAGCCAAGGTGCACGAATAATACGTACATTTCCGTTGGCTGCAGCGGCGGCGAATGGCCGTGCGCGAGTTTCTTTGTCTCCAGTAGAACGTATTGCCCCAAAATCGTACCCAGGAACCACATACCTGGCATATTGGTCGGCAAGTGCTTTACCCGAAGAACCTGGTTCTTGTTCCATTCGTATTGATACTCCAAGGCCATCTTCCTGAGCTGTCTGGGCAATCAGTTGCTCTACTTTTTCACCTTTTACTCGTGCTCGTTTTACATCCAAAATATAGGCAATACCGCCATCAAACATCATCAATGTTCCGACCGTATAGTCTGGATTCGGGTTGCT